ACCCCACAAAACACATGGATTGGAGAAATTATAAATTCTGGCGAAAGAACATACGTCGAGTGGATGAAACGACAGCAGAGTTTGACCTACTTGTTCAAAGAACAATCGGAAGAATTACTCTCGGAAACAAAATTAGAAGATGCTTTCAACTGTTCGAGGGGTCATCCACCAATTCTAAAAAAATTCCTGGGAGGGAAGATTGGTATTGAAACTCTGGTGATTTATGATATAATATTCATGTTCGGAAATGTGTTTGATGGAAAACTTTCTGACCCTGTATGGGAAACCGTAAGCTTAAAAATCAAGAAATACAAACCATTTCTAAATATTGATAAGTTTCAGTACAAAAAACTTCTACGGGAAATTGTAAATGAGTAAATTCTTTGATTCTGAATTGATTCAGGAAGAACTTGAGGAGATTAATGATCTTCAAAAGTTCATTTATGGAAGTATTTTGTCATTTGGTTCAATGACCCGTGAAGATAAACTGGAACACATTGAAAAGATGACTCAGTTGCTAGAAAAGCAACGAATTATGTACACAAGACTTTCTCTTTCTGATGATCCACAAGCGATTGAGATGAAAGAGAATCTTCGCAAATCTGTGGCAATTATGGGATTCCCTCCCGACACAGATATGAATTTATTATTTAATAGTATGACTAAAACAATTGAATCTCTCAAGGAATTCCTTGACAAATAATATTATTTTTGTTATACTATCTAAGTAATCCAACAAATCCAAAACTATCCAAGGTATCTAAATGTCCTTCTCAGATCTTAAAAAGCAATCTAAACTTGGTTCGCTGACTGCGAAACTGGTTAAAGAAGTCGAAAAAATGAATAATAACACATCATCTGGTGATGATCGTGTATGGAAACTCGAATGTGATAAGAGTGGCAATGGTTATGCCGTCGTTCGTTTCCTCCCTGCTCCTGACGGCGAAGATCTGCCGTTTGTGAAACTGTACTCCCATGCCTTCCAAAGTTCTGGTGGTTGGTATATTGAGAACTCTCTTACCACTCTGAATCAGAAAGATCCTGTGTCGGAACTCAACTCCGAACTGTGGAATAATGGCACTGATGCTGGTAAAGAGATCGCACGTAAGCAGAAACGTAAACTGACTTATGTGAGCAACATCTATGTTGTGAAGGATCCTGCCAATCCTGATAACGAAGGTAAAGTCTTCCTCTATAAATTTGGTAAGAAAATCTTTGATAAGATTACTGCCGCAATGCAACCCGAGTTTGAGGATGAAACTCCTATTGATCCGTTTGACTTCTGGCAAGGTGCTAACTTCAAACTGAAGGCAAAGAACGTTGCTGGTTATCGTAACTATGATTCCAGTGAGTTTGCTGCACAAGGTGCTCTTCTGGACGATGATGATGCAATGGAAGCAATCTGGAAGAAGCAGTATTCTCTTGCAGAACTCGTTGCTCCTGATCAGTTCAAGTCCTATGATGAACTGAAGAAGCGTCTTGATTATGTTCTTGGTAACAAGACTGCTCGTCGTCAAGATTCTGAGGTTGCCGATGAAGAATCTACTTCTCGTGGTCCAGTTCGTGACCTTGATGAAGATCTTCGTACCGAACTGAGTAATCTGACTCCTTCTAAGTCTTCTTCTTATGATGAAGATGATGATGATACTTTAAATTATTTTGCAAAACTTGCCGAGTGATAAGAGCGGGGAGGGCAACCTCCCCTTTTTTATGGCATCGTAACTCTGGTATTCTCGGTGCGAATTAGAGTCTTATCGACATATTGTGATGACTTATCATAATACATAATTCTCCTCATATCATTTAGATATTGCTGAAGATATCCTTTCTTTAGAATATAAATTGATCTTTTATTGTTATTTTTGCGAACTTCATACTCATAGTTACTAATTCCAATAACAGGAATTAATGTTGCTCTATAATCATCTGGATCTCTAATTGAAAAATTATAGTCAACAACATTACCTGCTGGTAGAATTAAACGACCTCGGGAGTCTTTAACTTCTCTAGTTTCATAATGATGTATCGCATTTAATTGAGTACCGTAAATTTCTTCTGCATAATTGTAAATATCTCTATCAGATAAAGGCCACTCATCTCTTACATTTACAATACCAGCAGTTAATAGAACCACCCAATCTAAATCTGCTTTACCATAAAGTTCTTCTGCAACAGTATCAGGTCTTGCTCCATCCTGAATTTGATACTTATTAAAAAGTGTAAAAACATTTTGTAAGTCATCACGAAGTTTAACTCTACGAAATAAATTTTTGGCACGAACATATGCATCAGAAGATACTCTGTCTACAAAAGGTGATTGATATTCTAGGTCTGGTAGTTCTCTGAAATATGACATTAGTATCCAACTCCATCTCTATCGGTAAGACCATCATAATCACTATAGTAAACTGGATTCAATTCTTGAAATGAAAGTGTAAGTTTCATATGAACTGGTGTTGCATCTTCATAAGTTGCATAAGAACCAGAACCAGTATAATCCACATTCATAGATCGTAATGCACATGGTTTAAATGTGTTTAAGAATGGATGTTTACGATTTCCACTTCGATATTCTAATTGAAATATGTTTGGGGAACTAATAAACAATCCAGCACCAGCACCAGTTGAATTTCTAGCAGACATTGATTTTTTAAAAGTTCTTATAATATTTTTAACCGCCATTGCTTCACTTTGCCCTCTCGGTGCAAAATTGAATGAGAAATTAAATGATCTTAGCATCACTCCTTTGAAGAGAAGTTCCATATTTGGATTAAGAACCTGACCAGATGATCTAGAAAGAAGACTTTCTGCACTTACATTGGCATTAAAAGAATTGACTGCCTTTGCAGAAAAATAACTGGTAACTAAATCTTGACCATTTCCACCCATAACCACATTTTTTAGTGCTGATGGAATATCATCTAGTGCTTGTTTAGGATTTCCTTCTATAGCTTGTTGTGCTGCACCAACTCCTGCGGCCGCCAAAGGATTTAAACTATCATCTCCCCAATCAACAGAATTTTCATCAGAGATTCCTTGTGGCATAGGAAGAAGAATCTGATACAATGGTTTTTTTAAACTTCCATTTTTTGCCAATGCTTCAGGAGAATTCAATGCCTGAGTAGAATTTCTTTGAATAAGATTTGTTGAATTGGTGTTTACATCTGGGGGAACATAATCCACAACAAGAATCTGCAGATAATCATCCGAAACATCTATTCTTTTTTGTGGATATCTGAGAAGTTCCGTCATTTAGATTTTTTAACTATTTAGTCTATGTGTACAATATTTCTTTATATGGAACATCATGAAGATAATCAAATTCTTCACCTTTTTTAACTCTATGAAATGAACTTCCAACTCCTTCCCAAACATAATTTCTATGATCTGACCAATGCACATTATATCCTTTAAATCCAGATAAACTAATTGATTCAACCATTAATAATGGATGTTTATCATAACTAATTCCTGGTGTTTTTGCTGTATAAACAAATGTGTATATATTTCCTGGTCTTGGATATTTTTCAGTATCATCAAATATCTCTTGAATAATTGACATAAGTTCATTCGGATCATCAGTTGCTTGCGAAATTGCTTTATCTAGCATTTGAACTCTGCTTAGTTTTTTAGTAGGTACTTCTATCCTTCCTAAATCTTCCGAAGTTTCTTCTTGCTGTATTGCACTTCTTTGTTGATCAGAAAGTTTTTCTCTTTGACTTGTAAGAAGAGGTTTAATTTTTCCTTTTGGAATTTTACTTACTTTTCTTGCCATTACTTAATCCCCAAGTGATCTTCAGTAAACACTCTGAACTCCCATTGTCGATCTTTACAGAACTCTTCTGCGGCTTTCCATTTTGCCTGGTTCTTTGCATACTCATAAACTTCATAGATATATCCTTTTGTCTTTCTCTTTTGTGGTATTGGTTCTACTGTTTGTTTCTTAGGTTTAATTTCGATAATGCATTTTTTAATTTCGCCATTACTTTCCTTTACTTTGATATAAAAATCTGGAAAGTATTTGTGTATTCTGTTGTCAATGGGTGATCGGTAAGGCAATGCAAAAATTTCACTTCCCCATTCAAGAATATTTTCATTAAGATCGCAATATTTCATGAATTTTCTTTCCCATAAAGATCTGTATATTATATTGGTTGGATCACCTTTGTATTTTTTAGGATTATCTGGTTGATATTTTCCTTTATACGACATCTAAATATAGTATAAGACTTTAAGAGTATTTAGAGTGTCCATTGCCCGCCCTCGAAAAATATCAGAAATTAAACCACTTTTTG